CTTTCATTCCCATAGAATAAAGCCTAGATGAAATTTTTAATTTTGCACAAAGCGGATCTTCTTTCATAAGACCAGTTGCTATACCAAGTATGTTTGTTTGTATTGCTCCGCTAGTTGCCACCATACAAACATCAGAATTATTTACAACTACGCTTGGAGCAGAAGCTGTTGGAACTGATTTATCTATTACTGTTGAACTTACTGTGTTTGTGTCAGCACCTAATGCTGAGTTCATCATACTGTTTAGAAAAAATATTAATATAGTTGCTAATACTGTTCCTATAATTAATGGATTTCTCATTCACTTTATGTATCGCCTAATCTAACAAATGTCATATGACTATAATTAGTATTAGTTGAACCTTGAAAAGTACAAGCTCCACCATGTCTAAAAGCAAATTTAACTTTGTGTGTACTTGTATTTGTTACATCAAAAATAAACGTAGGAGAAGAATTTCCATAAGCATTTGAAGCATGAACATTTTCATAATTATTTGCCGCATCATCAAAACTTGAACCATCAGTACAAGTTTGTATTTTTGCACCAACCATTTCAATACTTCCTCCAGTAGCTCTTACCCACATAACAAAAGTTATCTGCCAAACACCAGTAGATGGAAATGTAAACACTCCAGATGATTCCGACATTCCAGTACCTAATTTTCCAAACCCTCTAGTATCAACTCTTTCTAAATTTGAAGTAATAACTGTTGAAGTGTTACCTGTTACTGCTAAATCATCATACATTCTCCATTGGTCAGCTTCAGTAATACCACCTCCAGCTCCAGAAACAGTACCAGAAAAGGCAAAAGTATCTGCTAAATTAATTCCTCTTGATCTTGCTTTAATTAATGCCATAAATTACTCTTTCGGATATTTATCTTTAATTGGTTTTATGTGATCAGTTTTCCATTTAGTTATACCATTATGATAGATATAATCTAGTTGTTCTCCCCATGTTCCATATTCATTTTTTCTTTTTTCTAATGCTTCTAATTTAGTAAGTTCCGCATCAATTTGATTTTTTTCTGCGTCAGTAGTTGTATGTCCATCTTTCCAAACAATTTCATCTGCTGTTGCTTTATGGTATTGACCTTTAAATAATGATCTAATTGCGTCTAACTTATGAACCATACTACGCCCCTAACCTAACACCTGAAAAATATGTTGTTGATTGATTATTACTGTTGCCTGTCCAATAACCACTTCCATAAATATCAAAAATATCATTTGCCGCCGCCTCACATAAAACTACAGCTGTCATTCCAAGATAGTTAATTTCTGTATTACCTTCCCAGTAAATACTTCCTAATTGTCTTGTTGTATTTTTTCTTAAATAAACATTCATATTATCTGAATTCGCAGATTGATTTGAAATTTGAAAAGCTATTAAATACCAACCAGCGGTGCCAACTGTTATTCTTCCATTTGATGCTTCACTTACATTACTTCCCATGTGAATTGATGTTGGCCAATCAATAATTCCTGCACTATTTTGGTCTGTTACTGGAGCAACTCTTGCCCAAGCATCAGCGTCACAATCTATTCCACCAGCAGTAGCCCAAGTTAAAACTCCACTACCATTTGTTTGCAAAAATTGACTTGCATCTCCATCATTATTTGGAAAAGTTAAAGTATAACTAGCACTAGCACTATGAGGTGGACTTTTTAATTTAATACCATGAGAGTTCTGTGAACAGTTAAGCTGTAGAGTTCCATCAGTAGTTCCATCACCTTTGATCTGTAATCCAGCCGCAGATGATGTTGATACGAAATTTGTTTTTGCGTTTGTTACAGTTGCATCACTTGGTGTTCCTATATCTAAAACATTACCATAAACCATTATGAAATCTATTGAGTCTGATGAAGTTAAAGCACTTGCAAAGGTTATGGTACTTCCAGAAATTGTGTACGAAGTTGTTGGTGCTTGAATGACACCATTTAAAGAAACCAGCATATGATTAACTGACTCTGGACTAAAATTAACTGAGTCTACTTGCATAGTATAACTAGCTGTTGCACTTGCGGTCAGAGCATCAAGTTTAACAAAATTTCCAACAGTAGGTGTTTTTCCAATATATGCCATTATGGTTTACTCCAAATTGAATGTGTTAAGTTGCCATCACTATCTCTTGCTAATAATAAATCGTATTTACTTTCTGTTGTAAAGTCTTGAGGTATATCTCTCATTTTTTTTCTAAACTCTTTCATATCATCACTTAATACATTATCTGACATAGCAAGGTAGTCTGTTTCAATTAATTTTTCTAATCTAATTTGTTTTATTTGTGCAAGTTTTCTTTCAGCAGATTTACTTTCGTATGCGTTCCATTTATCTACTATAGCTTGTTTTTCTTCATTTGTTAAATCTACTAAACCTTTAGAAGTAGCTTTTTTACTATGAACATCTGTAATAGTATAAGTTGTCATGTTGATTGTACTCCATAAATTTTAACATAAGAATAATTACCAGAAGTAGTTAAATTTCCACTTGCTCTTTTTATTACAAACCCTGTTGCGTTATTTCCACTTTCAGAAGTTCCACCACCAGCAACATATAACCAATAATTTTGTTGTGCTTGTCCACCAAACAAACTCCATTTCATATTTATATCTCCATCTGTACTACCTACTGGTTGCCATAATTCAATAGTTCCATTTATAGCATCTCCATTATTTGAAGCTGAATTACCAAATAACTGAACACCATTTGAATTAGAGCCAGTATTTGTACCTCCTCTTTCATCTGACGCATTATTTCTTGTACCTACCCATGCAGCTTGAATATTTCCTGAAACATCTCCACTTCCATCTTGAAATACCAATCTTAAATCAGCATTTGAACTTGGACAAATTAATTGAACATCAAGTATAAAATGTTTGTAGCTTGAATAAGTTGTAAAAAAATCTGCATCTAAAAATTCTGCAACACCAGAAGATAAATCTGTACTGCTTAAAAAAGTAATAGCACCTCCACCTCCTAAATATTGATTTTCTACATATTTAAGATTGTTACTATCACTTGCGTCTGAAACTAAAAACTTATCGGTATCTGCTAAAGAAGTTATAGCTGAATGACCTGTTATCGCTGTATTATCAATATGTTCTTCGCTAATACTATCGTCTGCAATTTTATCAGAATTAACAATATCGTTTGTTATATCTGAAGTTGTTAATGGAACTGTTGCTGGTTGAACTCCTATAAATCCCATGTTCCCTCTATGTTATTTCTAATATGCTTAGTGTTGCGTCTATCTTTGCACTAACCGAACAATCAATTTGTAAGACATCAGTTGCTCTCATAACTATTTTACCACCTGTTAAAACTTCAAGAGTTGAATTAGCTGGAATTGTAACTGTAGAAATTAATTTAACATTTTCATTTGTTTCTGTATCTGACGTATCAGATTGCATATTTACTGAAGCTGTTACTGATGCTGTGTGAACATTACATAATAACAAACCAACAATAATTGTTTGAGTTGAACTTGGGCAAGTATAAATAGTAAGAGGTGTTCCAGCGCTAGCGGGCATAGCCGCATTAGTTTTAACTTTGAAAGTATTAGCCATTTATATCTCCTATCCTAAAGCGATTGCTAAAGCCGCAGCCTGTGGGTCAGTTTCAGAAATTGTTCCTGTTACTGACATAACACTTGTAATAGCATTACTAGAAATATTGATTTGAAACAACTCAATATTATCTGAACCATCATTTATTTTAACTTTAAGAACTCCACTTGTTCCGTTGTCTACCCACATAGTCCCTGTTGTAACTGATGCTGGTGCTGAACCCCCTATGTGCATAGAATTCATAGCACCAAGAATATTATTTAATTCGGTTCTAAATGCCGAAAATCCTTGATTTGCTAAACTTACATCAGATACTTGACTCATTTATGCTTTTAATAAATTATTATGAAGAACTTTGCAACCCATAACCTTTTGCTATGTAATCAAAAGTTCTATCAACAGCACTACCACTTGAATTGACAAATGCTATGGTAAATCCATTAACAGTTTTTGAACTAATTGTATAAATATCACCTGTAGCCATATTCTGAGCCGCAATTCCTAAAGAAGGTACAGCAAAAAAAGGATTTGTATAAGTTATTGTTTTTGAACCAGAACTTGTAGCTAAATTACTTTCAGCAAATATTCTTTCTTCCATATTTAATTTTATTTGAATATTTTTAACATTACTTGATGTTTGGTTATCATCATTTGTTAATTTTAACCTAAATTTTGCAAACTTAAATTTAAAAGTAGCTGATTGAGTTATATCTACAAAATTAGTACACCCAGCTAGGGAAGTTGTTGATGTAGCTATTTGTACTCTATGAAAAGCATGGATTTGCTCAGTACCATCAAAAGGTGCTTTTGCCTCATCAAATAACAATGCACCTCTTCCACTATCAAACTTATCATAGGGGTTTTCTGCATCTAAAGTTATTGTAGGCTCAATATTACCATCATAAATTTGTGTTAGTGATAAAGAGTTTCCAAAATTATAAAAACCTTTTGCATCTCTATTAGTATTGTTGAAATTAGGATTTGATGTTGTATCAGTTCCACCTAAATCAAAATCACCTGAGGGACTATCAAAGTTTCCTGTAGTATCATCAAAATTAGTTTGTGTATCAAGAGTTAGTATAACATCTCCACTATCATCTATTTTAACTGCTAAAGGAAATGTTGCGTCCATTTGATCTGAGGCATCAACAATATCTGGTGTTTCAGTAAAACTTGATACAAGTTGATAAGCCTGAATACCTGAAATGTTTGTTGATACAATACTAGCCTCTGCTGAAGTATTACTATTCTTATCAACAGCTTTAATTAAATAACTTCCTGTTCTTGCTGGTACTATTGCACTATCGCATTTTCTTCTTGGACATCTAACTAAGTTTGAAGAGTTTAACCAATTCGCACCTGACAAAGTATTTTGGTATCTAATTTCATAAAAAGAAATATCTAAATCACTTTCTTGACTTGGTGGTGTCCAAGTTAATTTCATATGATCTTGTCCGTGCATTTCAACAGCAAAATCATCAACATTACTAGGAGCCTCAACTCCACCTACTATTACTCTTGTTGTTGATACAAAAGTTGATTTTGAACCTAAGGTGTTTACTGCTCTTGCTCTAACTTGATACTCAGCACCATCTATAACGTTAAGATGTTGATATTCTAATATTTTACCAACAGCAATTTCTCTAAAAGAGTCTGTTATAGTATTTCCGTTTTGATCTTTTGTTTGTTTAATTTGTACTTCATAATTATCAACAAAACTATCAGGGGACGCACCAATGGTAATAATTAATCTAGTAATAACAATTCCATCAGCATACTCTATTAATTCATCAGTAAGAGTAATACTAGCTGGTGGCTGAACACTAAAAGGATTTGGAAGAGTTGTATCAGGTATACTTGCCACTTCTTGTTGTGTTCCAAATGTATAATAACTATCTTGATGTTCTGTTAGTTGTAAAGCAACTGAGCAATCAGGATTTATAGTTGTTGATAAAACTCTAAAAGGTTTTGCACTAAAAGAAGGTGTAGCATGAGTTATATTAACAATATCACCAACTACTAACTCTATAGCATTTGCATCAGCAGTAAGGGTAACATCTAAACTAGACCTTGACCTACGCAAAATTATTTCAGCCATTTCTTGAGCCTGATAAGGATTTGCAATACTTGGTATATCAAACCTTCCTT